TTCGAAGTGTATTGTTGCGTCCTGTCTCATTTGAGCAGTGACTCTGTTAGGTTTGTATCTATAATCTGACCATGCTTCTTGATAACCGAAGACGTCAGTTGGGTTGTTGTCAAGTGCATATATTTCTTTTGTATAAACTGGTTGTTCTGAAATATGAGCTAAGACTGGTAAGTAATAATCTAGTCTATCTTGACGTGACCAAAAGCGGTCTAGCCCTTGTTGGTATGTTTTTTTATGTCTTGCTACTGCAAAGATATGTAAGAACCCATGTTCTACGAATGATTTGTTAAATAGGAAATCGTTTCCTTGTGAGTGACCATATGCTGATACGTTACCTTGTGGGGTTGTATTAGTTTCTGAGGTTTGTTCAACTTGATTAATGTTGACCATTGATCTACAATGTCCGAGAAACTCTGGTCTTTGTAATCTGTAATCGCCAGCATCGACACCAAAGTGTGATTTAAGCATTTCGACATATCTTGTTCCTCCTCGAGCATCTCGTTCGTACAATTTTTGAATTTGGAATGCAGTTCTTAAGTCTGAAATGGTTGTTCCATTAACAACAAGTCCGCTACCGTCAGCCCATAAGTTTGAAGGGTATAATTGGCTTACAAGTGAACCTGTTACTGTATCTGTACTTACTACTTCGCCAGATGCATTGACTGTCATATTGCCAGCGCTAGGAGCTGAACCGTCTGAACCGACTTTCATTTTTAAATATGCTTGAGCGCCTGACATTGCACTTTCAGTCGCTGAAGTAATGATTGGTATTAATTCATTTAATTCGATTGGTATAAGTTGGCTGTCGCCTTTTTGTGGTGCAGGTAAACATGAAGTGAAATAATCGAATGGTTTATTTACTTTAAAAAGTGTTGTATTTGGTGTTGTAGAAACACCAGTGTCACCAGTTTGCATTGTAACTGGTGCTTGTACATTTTGATTTCTAAACCAATCGTTCCATATTCGCACATACCCCCTAATTGGTAATAAGTTTACTGCATGTTCATTAAAATTCATTCCAACTGGTATCCCATAATAATCGCCGAGTTTTAATTCGGCCTGTGCTGCTACAGAAGAATATTGAGGTACTCCCGCAGGTGGTGAAGCTGGTGTCCATGCTGATGATTGATTTTCACCTTGAAGTTTTTGCCAATTTGACCATACGATTCGATTAGGTACGAAGAACGCGAAGAACTCTAGATCTATATTGTCCATGACTGGAACTAATGGTGTAATAAGTCTTGCAACATGTTGTATTGACATGTTATATGTATCGCCAGGAAGTATTTCGTCTATAAAGACTGGTACTAAGTATCCTGCGTCAAATGTTGTAACAAGCGTGCTAGGGCGTCTGAATGTACTTCTTGGTATATCTGCATGCACGACCTTTGAAAAGTCGGCTGAGGCTGATTTTACGCTATTTCTGCTCATTCTTTAGTCCCTCCGCCATCATTATTTGTAAGACTTGTGCTATTCGCGGGTTTATCTGCATTAAGTTTTCTAGGAGTTTCTCCTCCATTAATGCTCTCTTGATTTGCGGTTTGTTCTTTTTGAACGATATTTTTATTTGTTTGATTAGCTGATTCCACGAGGTTGGCAACTTGCTCTTTATCCATACTAGCAAGAGCGCTAAGAAACTTAATATAATCGACTGTATTATCGGGTACTCTTCGATAATCTTTTGATACCATATCCAAATTGTTTCCATCTAATTCTAATTCCCCTCTTTCGATTTGTTTTTTATAGTCTACTCTTGGCAAGTAGCTTTGTATTTTTGCATGTATGTCTTCTTTATCTTTTTGTAATTTTCCTTCGTCGTCTAGATATTCCCATTCATAGACATGTTCGCCATGAGGCGAATCTTTGCCTTTTGGTGCATTGAATATATTATAAACTTGGTCGTTCATAAGGTCTTAACTCCCTTTCTTCAATTTCTTTTAATTTGTTATCGATTTCTTTTTCATTATGCCATTGTGTTAATTTTTGCTCGATTTGGTCTTTCGTGTGATACTCTACGCTGATAATCTCTTCATTTTTTGGTGGCATGAGTTTGCCGAGATATGTAATTTGTACGTCACATTGATATTGCTCACTCATTCTCATTAAATCTAATTCTTTAAGTTTAACTTCTGAATAGACTGTGTCTGTCTCAATAATGAATTGCTTTTTTTCGTCTGATGCTCTTCTTATTGCAAATTGATAAACATGGTCATTCACTTTCATAGCATTGTCCCTCCTCTACTGTTTCTAGGGATATTCTTCTTGTTGACTTTTGCTCCTTTGCGGAACTTTTTTGCTGATGCTCTTCTTGATAATCTGACTCGCATTTTTCGCATTTTAATTCTCCTTTTTTTATTTTTTTTTTTATAAGTCATATGCTCTATATATCATATGTTATAAACCATAAGGACGTGAACTTTGCCGAGTTCCGTATTTTTTCTAAGCCTGCCTCCGTATGCCAACGCTTTCAAGATAAAGCTGATTGTTATTTCTACGGTGCAGTTCTTTTTTTTGCGCCACCAATGGCGCGTGTTATCAACTATTCGCCTTATCGTTCCCTCTAAAGGCGGTTGATTTTCTTCGAGGCCGTTGCACTTTGCTTTGCTTTAAGATAAAGGACTCCCTGTTATAGAAGTCCTCTTGTTTTTTTTGTAGCTGTGTTTTTTTTGTTTTTTTGTTTGTTTTTTTATTTAGTTTTTGTTTGTTTTTGTTTTTTGTTAGTTTTATTATATCACAGCTCTTTTAGTTTTGTAAATAGTATTTTTTTCTGTGCAAGTCTCTCTTTTGTTGTATTGATAATATGTTGTTTAATTGGATCTATTTTTTTACTACGTTGTGCTTTATATGCTTGTATGTATTTTTGAGTATTTTCTTCGTCATACTCTAGTATATTTTTAGCATATTTTTGGAGAATAATGTCCGGTATTTGATGACCGAAACCATTGACATATATTTTGTCAGTTTTGAGATAGGTTTCTATATTTTTAAGAATTGGATCTATACCTAAGTTTTTTGACATGGTATTATATTCCGGATATTTTTGTAAATGCTGAGGTAGGTTTGTTTTTAAGTGTGCAGAATATTTTGCCGAGTAACTAATCGTCTGAGCATTCGCTTCTTGAGTAATGGCCATACCATATGGCCATAGTTTTTCTAACTCGTAACTGCAGTATATTGGTTTACCGCTTCCGCTCATTTTCCAAAAGAGCTTATCTTGAAAATCATAACCAAATATGATAAGATGATAGTGCGGACGCAGGTATTGGTCTCCGTATTCACCACATGAAAAGTACTTTATCTTTAGGGGACTGATACTTTTTCTTAATCTTTTAATGAACATTTGCATATGTTCTTTATGTAATCTGATAGGGTTGTTTTCATAGGTTAATGTTATGAAGCAGTTGCTTTTTTTTTCTTGTAATTCGAAGTGGCCACGTACTGCCCATTCGTTGGCTCGAGTCTGTAAACACTCGGAGCATTTTCTACAACTGACTATTAACCTAGTACCTGTATTTTTATCGAATACGCTTGTAGGATTGTAACACATTTTGTACCTACCTTTTTTATTTTTTTGTTGACACTTTTTGAGAGGTGGTGTCAACTGTGCATAAATAGACAAGAGTAATTATGCACAGACACCAACATTTTTATTTAAAATATTTGTAAGTCAATCTTTGAGATTCGTGAAAAGCTTTTGCTGAAGCTGACTTGGTAGCGTATATAGACGCTCCTACCGCTGCCGCTACTAGTTGAACGAGTTGTCCTGTTGAGGACATTGGAGGAGTTGAGCGTGAACCACTTCCTTGAGCGCCTCCTCCCATTGAACCACTTGGAGAAGATGCTCCTCCCATTTTAGTGTAGAGCATTGCAGGGTTAAGACCTGCTTTTTTTAAGTCTTCCATTTGTCTCTGATAAGCAGAGTTGGAAAGACGTTCTTGATAATCTCGATTTTTTTGTGCTTCTCGTTCTTGCCAAGCTCGATTTTTTTCGGCTTCTGATGTCTGATAGCCTCTATCTACATTGGCCATTGCTATTGCTGAAGCTTTCTCGGCTTTTCCGCCTGTAATTCTATTCCACCAACCGGTGGCATATTGATCTTGATTTGAATTACCTGTTAATTGACCAACATTTCCGGCTTTTTCGATTAGGTCTATTCCTGAAGACATAATATACCTCCTTTAGAAATGGTCTATCATACCAGGAATTGAGTTAACTGGTATTGGTCTTGTTGCTTCTAAATCGAAGCGAACATTTAGTTTAATTTGATGGCCTGTTGCTACTGCTAAGATACGTTGTAGATTTGTATTGGAATTGTCTTGCATCCAAGCGTCTACAAGTGTAGGTGCTGAAGCGTATCTATCGGCGAAGTGCCACTTCGAAGTGTATTGTTGCGTCCTGTCTCATTTGAGCAGTGACTCTGTTAGGTTTGTATCTATAATCTGACCATGCTTCTTGATAACCGAA